GCAACAGGAGTTTTCTCCTATATTTCTTTTTTGTGTTTTTTTTTTTTTTTTTTTTTTTTCTGAAATAAATTACTATATAGGGCATTATCTTAGACCATCTTAACGTTAAGCAATTTTTGACCCATGATGCCTGAAAAACAGAAAACTAAGAATCTTGGTGGAAGACCAAAAGTACATGCCGATAGCCCCCTCACCCGTAAGCAAGAACTTTTTGTTAGAGAGCTGGTGAGTAAAGACGGGCAGATAACTAAAACCGAAGCCGCAGTAAATGCTGGCTATCCAGCTAAGACCGCCACAGCCGCGGCAAGTCGGCTAACTAATCCAAGACATAATCCACATGTGTGTAAAGCGATCAAGCTCTATCGTCAGGAACTAGATGAAAAGTTTGGTATCGATTATCAGCGTCACCTGCGTGACTTAAAAATTATTCGAGATAAAGCTTTGGAAGCGGGAGCGTATTCTGCCGCAGTACAAGCTGAGTATCGTCGAGGTCAGGCGCAGGGCGATATTTATATCAGCAAAGCTGAGATTAGGCATGGAAGTATCGATTCGATGTCTAAAGATGAAGTTATGAAAGCACTAAACGATTTAAAGGAAAATTATGTCAGAGTCATTGATGTCACTCCCGAAGGGGATGTTACCGAGGGAAGCGAGGAAGAATCGAACGGAGTCGGGCTTCTACAAGATGATCAAATCAGCGATGGAGAAATCATCGAGGAATCTGATACACACGAGGATGGAGACGTGGGCACTCCCAGGGATTCCTGATCTATTAGTTTTTGACGAGCTAGGTAAATTTCACTTTATTGAACTCAAACACACTACCACCAATAAGGTGGAGTTACGTCCGCACCAAGTTGCGTGGTTATCGAGGCATGATAAAGGAAGCTGTTGGATATGGGTTCGTCAGAAAAAACGATCTATGAAAAAATCTAAAGTTTATATCTATCATGCACGTCAGGTGGTGGACTTACGTTTAGACGGGCTATCTGTTGAGCCGTTTTATGAGGGCGAAGACCCTTTTGATTTTGATGCCATATTTAACTTGACATTCCCACATAGCTAGATAAAATCCCATACGTTGTTAACTACACTATGAGAAAACAATGAAGGAAGAGATAGAAGACTTTTTGTTTCAGGATTTTCAAAACCTTTTGTGTGAAGCCATGCGCAGTAATGTTGGCTATTCTAATCGAGATGGCGAATTAAAAGAGCTAGTGCAGGAAGCTACATGGAAGGGGTCAGCAAAATCATATGAAGCATTGGGGGAGTATTTATTTTTAATTGCCTATGATCAGGCACGTGAAGAACTAAAACGGGAGGTAGGATAAGTGTTTTTATTAGACTGGATAATGGGGTTAATACATGGAAAGTATTATAAAGAAGCCAAGAGAGACCTAAATAGAAGGCGCAGAAGATAACCAACACAAGCCCGTTAATTCGGGCTTTTTTGTGTCCGCAGTATATTAGTTGACATTATCTTATACCCAGATTATATTAAGCACTTCACTAATCTAACGAGGGATTTATCGATGAAAATACAAATAAGCAAAGAGCGATCAGTAGAACTATCCGAATTAACTGAGACAGACGCCCTAATTTGGGCGAGTGCGGTATATCTAGTCACGCCCTACAGCAGTCATATTGCCGAGATGACTGATGAAGATTTTGACACATTTATTGAAGAAAATTGCCTTGAGGAACATGAGTACAAGTCTGCCCAATATATCTGTCAGAGAATTGACGATTTAGCGTCGTACTTATTACATTCAATAAAAAAATAGAGAGGGCAAACAATGAAAGAATATAAAGTAGCACTACATTTTGAAGAGGGTGTTGTAGTACACGTAAACGCTACTAGCAAGGAAGAGGCGCATAAAACAGTATTTGATATGGTAGATCAGTATGGGGCAGGCTCTTTAAGTGGTGAAGTTGTTCATAGAGATTGGCAAATAGATCTAATAGAGGAGCGCGACTTAGAGCCAAAAACCAAAGAGTATCGTGTCAGTTTTGTACCTACTGAATCTCTTAATGGCTTTACTGTAGAAGCCTTTAGCGAGGAGGAAGCTAACGAGATAGCTTTGCAAGACTTGCGGGACATTATTGAAATTAAAGAGATGGAGGAGTAGATATGGGAAAACCTAAAGAATATAACGTTCACATTACTGTGCATTATCGTCTTAACATTGAGGCGGATAGCGAAGAGCATGCAAGAGAGTTAGCTGAATTTGAAAACTGGGAGGATAACTTTACAGATTGCATCATTGATGTTGAGGAGAGGGAGGAGTAGATATGGAAGATTTAACTTTAGATTCTGATTTTTTCTTTAAAAAGTATAAGCCCGTTCGCAGGGAAGATGGCGAGAACCATGAATATTATTTCGAGACGTATGGTGATGACTTTGAGTTTGTTAAGGCGCAATCACCGGAATATGTGTGGACAGTAGTTGATGGCGATATAGGCACATACATTGTGCAAGGCTTACGTTTTGTAAATCGAATAAATTATTTGATTGCAACAAAGCCGTATAAAGAGGGCGAACCCGATCACTATATCGATCATCTAGACAGCGATATGGATGACCTATATTGGAATAATTCGTCGCACACTATTAGTTGACATTATCTTATAGCCAAACTATATTAAGCACTTCACTAATCAATTGAGGGATTGAGCAATGAAAATATCAGAATTAACGCAGGAAGAGATCGATTTTTTAGAGGAATCAATAGAAATAGGTCGATCTGAGGATAATGAAATTGTTATCACTTCCCTGAATGCCGATATTGAGGGCGATCACAACGGCAATCATTATGGCGATCACAACGGCAATCATTTAGGCGAACACGAAGGCGATCATTGGGGCTATCACTATGGTTATCACTATGGTGATCACATAGGCGATCATGAAGGTAATCATGAAGGTAATCACTTTGGCGATCATCGGGGTTATCACGGCGGCGATCACTTCGGCATACACAGAGGCAATCATAAAGGCGATCACTTTGGCGATCACATAGGCGATCATTCGGGCGATCACTTTGGCGATCACAAGGGCGATCACAGGGGCGATCGCGTAGGTAATCACTATGGCGATCACATAGGCGATCATTATGGTTATCATAAAGGCATACACAGAGGCAATCACAAGGGTGATCACTTTGGCGATCACGACGGCTATCACGAAGGTAATCACTATGGCGATCACGAAGGTAATCATGAAGGTAATCATGAAGGTAATCACTATGGCGGTCACGAAGGTAATCACGAAGGTAATCACTATGGTGATCATAAAGGTGATCATGAAGGTCATCACTTTGGCGATCACGAAGGCGATCACTTAGGCATACACAGGGGCTGTCATTTAGGCGAGCACCTAGGCGATCACTTTGGCGATCATTGGGGCGATCACTATGGCAATCACACAGGCATACACGACGGTCAGCATAAAAACGATTACTATTGAGGGTTCTACTTGCAATAGTCTTATATTTATCTTACTATTCAACTTCACTAATCAATTGAGGGATTGAGCAATGAAAATATCAAAACTAACGCAAGAAGAGATCGAGTTTCTAGAAAAGTCTATTAAGATCGGTCGGACGAATATGAATAGACTTGTACTTACTGAAATTCATGCTGATCTTGAAGGTTCTTTTTTTGGCTATCATAAGGGCTGGCATTATGGTGATCATCACGGCGGTCATCTTGGTGATCATCAAGGCAGTCATAGAGGTAATCACTATGGCGATCACGAGGGCGAGCATCAAGGTAATCACATAGGCGTTCATGAAGGTGATCATGACGGTAGTCATTTTGGCGATCACAAGGGCACTCACATGGGCGATCACTATGGTGATCACAAGGGCGATCACAGGGGCGATCGCGTAGGTAATCACTATGGCAAGCACACAGGCAATCACAACGGCGATCACTATGGCGATCACATCGGCAAGCACTACGGCGATCACAAAGGCGGTCACGACGGCGATCACGAAGGTAATCACTTTGGCGATCACAAAGGCGGTCACGAAGGCGATCACAAAGGCGATCATAAAGGCGATCACTATGGCGACCACGACGGCGATCATTGGGGCAATCATAAAGGCGATCACATAGGCGATCATGAGGGTCACTACTTCGGCAAACACTATTGAGGGTTATACTTGCAATAATCTTATAATCATATTACTATTAAATTTCACTAATCAATTGAGGGATTGAACATGTTGAAAACAGTAGCACTATCACTAGCGAATAAAACAGCGGGTTGCGCTGTTACATATAGAGCGGGTTCCCGTGAGCGTTTTGGCACATGTCCGAATACATGCGAATTAAATCCATGCGCGGATAAATCGACAAATAAGATTGATCTTAAATATTTGCGTGCTTTGATTGATGCTGTCCCGCCCAAGGGTAAATCATTCACATATACACATTTTGCGCCTCACTATTGGCGCAAGGAATTAAAAGAGGGTGGGACTACAGTTAACTATTCTGCAAGGGATGAAAAAACCGCCATCAAGTATTTTAAGCAGGGCGTTCAATGCGTCACTGTGGTTAATCCTGATCATTGGGAAAACAATAAAAAATCTTACAAGCGCGACGGCGTGCAATTTGTTAGATGTCCGCAGGAGCAATATAAAAACTTAACTTGCGGAGTGTGTAAATTATGCGCTCATCCTGACCGCAATCACGTAATTGTTTTTACTCAACACGGATGCGCAAAAGATAATCCAAAATGTTATGCCGATAATGGGCACGTTCTAATACATTGGAATGCTACCAAGAAAAAAGGCGCGGACAATGACGCTCAAGCTTTGCGGGATTTTGCCGAGTCTTTACCCATTGGCACAGTATTGCGCCACCATGTAGCAGGCGATATTGGGCGAGAGTTGCAATAGTCTTATATTTATCTTACTATTAAATTTCACTAATCAATTGAGGGATTAAAAAATGACAACAGCACAGATTAATCGACTAGCACAAAGAAATAACGCCATACAAAAAAACACGTTGCGCTTGCGTGATACTTGGCAGACTAAGATGCGCGGCGGCGATAATCTCGAATATCAACTGTATTGCGAATTATCGGACGATAAGCCGTTAAAGTCTTTTGATGAATGGCTGGCATCATAAGCTAGTTAATTGTTAACACTTATCCCGCGCGGTCGATCGGTCGCGCTCCAAAACCTACCAACCCGCCCCGTGAACCGCGAGGCGGGTTTTTTTATGCGTGATCAATGGTGCGTGGTGCGCGGAAATTTGACCGCCGTGCTCGTGATCTGGCGGGTTTTCAATGCCCGTTGCAATAATCCCATATACCCGTGTATACTGACCGCTCACTAATCAATTGAGGGATTGAAAAATGAAAACGTTTAATTTCACTATTTCATGTGATCTTGCGGTCGCAATAATTAATGACGATCGCACCGGCTTAACGGATGATGATGAGCGCGCCATTGAGGCATGGTACGAAAAGCACAATATTGGGTGGATTAACATGGTCGACGATTGCGAGATATTGCACGGCACCCAATGTGATATCACGGGGCTGTGGAGTGATTGCGTTGACGTTATTGCGTATGAGTCAGTCCGGTATGATATGACGCCCTGCAATATGTAGGCATGGAATTAGACTTTAACGATAAACAAGCAACTAATGGAGTTAGCATGAGCAAAGTGAGAAGTAAACATAATGATTTATTAAATTACTTTTTATACGATGAGAAATATTTATCAAAAAAATATGTATCAAAGTGTAAAAAATTATTTAAAGAGTTAGACAAAAAACAACACAATTAATAGGGGTTATAAAAAATATGAAAACGTTTTATTCGATTGACTATGATACCGAGTACGGGGGCGCAAATTTTGCTGGCGAATATGAGAGTTATGGCGCATTCATAGAAGCGGCGAACAAAGCAGGTCGTGAATCGGGCGTGTTGGGTAGTGATGAAAGTGTACTGGATTGTGATCATGAAATTGAGGGGGGCGTATAATATGAGCGACTTACTATATTGTCAGCATGAGGGCGAAGATACTTGGTTCGAGTATGACGGATATGGAATTCCACTATGCAAGGTGTGCGACCGATGCCATGACGCCAAGATGGCGCAGTATCGTTCGGACATCCGTGAGCATTATGATACTGATGAGTCCATAGATTAATCGAGCACTATCCGCGCAACACTAGCCGGCTATTAAGCCGGCTTTTTTATGTATGTTGCATTTATCCTATATTCCAGCTTATAATGAGCACTCACTAACTAATGAGGACTAAAAACATGGAAGCAATAGCAATACCATATAGCGCAATTTATACAGACAGCGACGTATCCCCAGAGATGCGCGAGGCATGCGGGTTGATTCCTGAATTCTTTGCGCGAGCCGTTGCCGAGGGCGCGGACACACTGAACAAAGTGTGCTCATCCATGAGTGATTATTACATGTTCGGCAATAGTTGGAATTTCGACGGCACGATCACAGCCGAGGGCGTTTACGTATCCCCGTATGAGGATGATGACGATCTCGAGCCATTAGGACATTGGACGTCGAACACCGGCGGATTATTCGATCTATTCGTGTATCCCTACGGCATA